AGCGCGTCGAGGCTAAACGGTGGAACAAGCCGAGAGCAAAGCCGGGCTATGAGATTATTCCCGAAAGCGTATACAGCGGTACCCACGAGCTGTCGGGGACAAGTTTTATCCGCTATACAATGAGGAGGTTGATTTGATTGGCAAAAAATTCAAAAATGCCGTATGAAGAAATGCAGCCGTTTCTTGACGGCGTGAATAATGCGGCGAAAGCAATGTCAAGGTTTACAAGCTGTCCCACCGAAGCAACAGAGCAGGAGCAGCTATTTACGTGGGCGCGGTGGGCGTCGGGAAAATATCCGGAGTTAGAACTTATGTACCACATACCTAACGGCGGCGGACGCTCCAAAGCGGAAGCGGGACGTTTCAAGGCAATGGGTGTAAAGGCGGGTGTTCCGGATATCTTCCTGCCCTGTGCAAGGGGAGGGTATAACGGAATGTACATAGGGCTTAAGCGGGTGCGGGGCGGACGGGTCGAACCTGCACAGCGGGAATGGCTTAAGCTGCTTGCGGAACAGGGGTATTACTGCGTTGTCTGTCGAGGTATGGAGCAGGCGAGTAGGGAGATCGTCAGGTATCTGGAGGGAGAGATTGTATGGCGAAAAGACTAACCGAGGAGCAAATACAGTGTGCATATCAAAACTGGTGTAACGGCTATTCACAGGAAGAGATCGCTTTTCGAATGCATATAGACATAAACAAGCTCAAGCGCGTTTTTAAGGCGCACAAGCTGAAAAAACAGAAGCCGCCGTTTATTATGCCAGAAAATAAAAAGTGAACTTGAATTAGTTCATTTTTTGTGCTATTCTAATAATAGAAGCCAAAAATTAGGCTGAAAATTCGGTGCTCCTGTTAATTGATATAAATATAAAAACAAACGGCAAGTCGCGGTTTTAAGCCAAGGAGAAGCTATGGCACAAAGAGGGCGGAAAAGCAAATATGAAGATTTGATAGAGCCAAATATTGATAAAATATCGGCACAGATAGAAAGCGGTTGCAGTGAACAGCAAATAGCCAAAAGTTTGGGAGTTGCGTACTCCACATGGAAGAGTTATAAAAATAAATTTCCGGCTTTTTCGGCTGCTATAAAAAAAAGCGCACGCGCAAGAGATGAGGCAGTGGTTAATGCGCTTTATAAGCGGGCGGTTGGCGGTTATGTTGTTGAGGAGAAAGCCAAGATAATAAACAAGTCCAAATCCTACATTGATGAAAATGGAAACAAAATTTTGGAAAAATGGCAGGAGATAGTCAAGGCAGATGAAAAGCGATACATAGAGCCGGACACAGGCGCGTGCATATATTACTTGAAAAATCATATGCCCGATGAGTATTGCGATAATCCTCATAAGCATGAAATTGATAAAGAAAAATTAAATCTGCTTAAAGACAAGGCAAAGAAAGAGGATTGGTAGCATGGGTAAGGACAAGCTTCATGATTTCTATAATTCACAGCGTTGGCAGCTTTGCAGGCAAAGTATCATTACCGCGCGCACCGAGGCGGCGGAGGACAAACGTCTGCACTGTGCAATGTGCGACAAAGTGCTTGTTGACAAGGGCGACGTGGTACTGCACCACACACCCGTGGAGCTAACTATTGACAACGTTGACGACGTGATGGTGTCCCTTAACCCGGAAAACATTGCAGTCGTCTGCAAAAAGTGCCACAATGAGGCGCACGGGCGGACATGGAATAAAAAGCATTTCAAGAGATACGACCGCTGTGTGTACCTTGTGTACGGTCCGCCTTTAAGCGGAAAGACAACGTTTGTACGAGATAATATGCTTCGGGGCGACCTTGTTGTGGATATGGACAGGTTGTTTCAGGCAGTGACATTGAACGGTCTGTACGATAAGCCGGACAGGCTGCTTACAAATGTTATATCTATCCGTGATAAGCTTATTGAGGATATCAAGTACCGCAAAGGCGGCTGGCTGTCTGCTTGGATAATCGGCGGCTATCCTCAGAAAAGCAGGCGGGAAAAGCTCACGACGGACTTAGGCGCGGAGGCTGTTCTCATGGACGCGCCTCGTGAGCTATGTCTGGAACGACTTGCCTCTTGCGGTGACTATCGTTTCGAGCATTCCGACGAATACGGCGAGTACATCAACGCGTGGTTTGACAACTATACCGCGTAACATGAGGCTTCCTCCCAAAAAGGGCGCCCCCGGGGGTCGGTTTATGAACCCTTAGGAAGACCGATGTAAAGGTGAAGTCAAGATTTACACACGAGGAAAATTTGACTTTTTTTGAGAAAACGCCCGGAAAGGATTTTTATATTTTGGGGTACTGCAAAAATGGAAGAAAACAACAAATATTCCGAGCGGGTCAACGCGGAATATGAACGGTTAAAAAAGATTTTTAAGGAAAACGCTCCCGACCGTGTGGAACTGCTGGACGGGCTTTTTATGGAGGCGGCAAGGCTCAAAGCCGAGCTTGACCGTGCGGCGGAGATAATCATACTTTGCGGCGGACGGGTACGGTATAATCCAATAAACCCGACGCAGCAGAAAATCATACTCGCAGTGAAAGACCTTGAAAAGATAAGAGCTTGCTATTCAAACATCATGTTCAAGCTTAACAAGGCATTGGGAGGCACGGACGATGAAGAGGACGAGGGGCTGGATAAATACCAATAAAGGCGGGGTGTTGGAATGGTACTTGACAAGGACTCCGTTCGGCATATCGAAGCGATAGTCGGGCGGGGCAATGACGCGCTTGTGCAGCAGAGAAAAAACGGCATTGTGGTTATCGAACAGAAAAAACAGGTCGTATATAAGGCGGATAAAAACAAAATAAACGGCATATCGAAAGAGTGATATGTAACAGCTGATGAGAGCTAAAGAACGCATTACAGGTGCGTCCTTTAGCTCTTTATTTTTTCGGGAGCGGTGCTATGGAATTTGCGGAAAGCTTCGTTTGGCAGTACTGTCAGGCGATAGAGCGGGGCGAGATCATTGTCGGCGAGGAATTAAAGCTTATGCTGAAAAAGCTTAAGCTTGAAATGTTCGACGCGGATTACCAAAAGGCTCACAATATTACCGTGGACTATGAGGCAAGCCAAAAGCGGATAGATTTTATTGAGAACGAATGCAAACATTACGAGTCGCCTTTTTCGGGTAAACCCTTTAAGTTGGAGCTTTTCCAAAAAGCGTTTATTGAAGCCATTTTCGCAGTGAAAATTTGGAATGACAAGTTGAACCGATACGTACGCAAATACAGGGATATCCTGTATTTGGTGGGACGCAAAAACGGTAAAACGCCTCTCATTGCGGCGATAGGTCTTTCCGAATGGGTTTGCGGTCCTATGGGAGCAAGAATACTCTGCGGATCTAACGATTATGAGCAGGCGGGGCTTGTTTTTGACGCTATTAACGCCATGCGGGAAGAATCACCTACCATTGAGCGGGTCACGCGCAAAACTGTAAAGGGTATGTTTTTCGGCAACCCGAAGCAAAAGAAAAAGCACGGCAAGTTCAGTATGCAGAACAAAGGCAGCATAAAGAAAATATCCGCCCGATCGGGAGCAAAAGAGGGTCGTAACATTTGCGTTGGCATTGTTGACGAGGTTTTTGAAATGAAAGATAAATCCCTTGTCATGCCTATACAGCAGGCGGTTTCTACACAGGAAGAGCCTTTGTATTTTGAACTTACCACCGAGGGCTTTGTGAATGACGGCTATCTTGATGAGCGCTTGCGGGACGCGCGAAAGGTACTTAACGGCGAGGGGAAAAACCCTAAAAAAGACGAACGGTGGCTTATATGGCTGTACACTCAGGACAGTGAAAGGGAGATATGGGACGATGAAACAAGCTGGTATAAATCAAATCCCGGAGCGGGTGTTATCAAGCAGTGGGATTATCTCAGCCAAATGGTTGAAGCCGCAAAAGACAGCAAAAGCACCCGTGCATATGTGCTTGCAAAGGATTTCAACGTCAAGCAGAACAACGCTCAGGCGTGGCTTTCGGAGACGGAGATAGAACGCCTTGACGGAAAGAAATTCGACCCCGACGGTTTGAAAAATCTTCTTGGCATAGGCGCTGCCGACCTGTCGGAAAGCGGCGACCTTACCTGCGCACGGTGTATGTTCGTTAATCCGTACACCAAAGATAAATATTTCCTTGCAAAATACTTTCTTCCTGCCGTTAAAATGGATGATAACCCTCTTTATAAAACTTGGGTGGAGCAAGGTTATCTGTATCTTTGTGACGGCGGCGAGGTTGACTACGGCGACTTGGTGAACTGGTTCATGGCGGTATGCAAAAGCTATGATTGCCGTCTGTATAAGATAGGCTATGACAAGTGGCAGGCTAAGGGCTTTACCGCGCAGATGTCGGACTGCGGCTTTGATATGGAAAAGATAATGCAGGGTTCCACGCTGTCTAACGCTATGACGATTTTGGAAAGTGACCTTGCAGAGGGTAAGATATACACCAACGATAACCCCATAGACCGCTGGTGTCTGAAAAACACGGCGGCAGTGTGGAACTCAAAGGGTACCAAACGTGAACCTGTCAAGGCAAACAATGAGCCGTCCAAAAAAATAGACGGAGCGGTCACAATGCTTATCTGCTATGAAACTCTCGACCGTTACCGTTCGGAGTACATGAGATACCAAAAAGCGCGCTGGGACGAAATCGAACACAAAGAATGAGGTTTAAAAAATGGGTTTTCTTTCGGTCTTTAAAGGCTTGATCGGCAAAGTTAGGCAGGGTAGATACGCCCGTATGCTGAACGGGCAGATACCTGTGTTTTCGTCCGTTGGCAAGGACATATACGCCTATGATATTATGCGGAACGCTATTGCAGTCAACTGCATAGAAATGTCAAAGCTCACGCCTCAGCACATAAGGCTGAACGTGAAGAAGAACACGCAGGAGATAGTGAATGACAGTATACAGAAGCTGCTTACCGTCGCGCCCAATCCGTATATGACACCTTCGGACTTTCTGTCGCGTTGTCGTTATATGTACGAAACTACGGACAATTGCTACATATATCCTACTTTTGAAAAGCGGTATACCGAGCCGGGAAAGTATTACAGAGAGTATACAGGTTTTTATCCCCTTGATCCCGCGTCGGTGGAGTTTCTTGACTGCGGCGGTGAGATATATCTGCATATGACTTTTGGCGGCGGCGATGAGATAAGCGTTCCGTATGCCGATATTATCCACTGGAAAAAGAATGTATCGGCTTACGATATAGTCGGCGGCGACGCGTACGAGGACAACAGAGCTTTTATAAATCTTCTGAACGCGGACAACACGGCGATACAAAACATTGACAAGGCGGTAAAGGCGCGGTTCAACATAAGCGGTGTTTTGAAAATAAACGTTCTGGAAAGCAAGGAGACACAGCAGGCTACGATAAGGGACTTTGAGGAAAAACTTGCAAGCAACAAAAGCGGAATACTTGTCACAGACCTAAAATCGGACTACACGCCGCTTTCCATAGATCCTCAGATAGTTGATAAGGACACAATGGAATTTATTGAGCAGCGCATACTTGCCCGGGTGGGTGTGCCGCTTGCGATATACAACCGTTGCTTTACCGAAGAGGAGTATCACAGCTATTACGAGCTGACTCTTGAAAATAGTATAAAATCATTCAGCGAGGCGTTTACAAAAACGCTTTTCACGCAGGGCGAGCTGGATCACGGCAACAGGATAATTGCTTATCAGCAGGGGCTTATATACTCGTCTATTGCGAACAAGGTCAAGGTGGTGGAAATTTTGTCACCTGTAGGTGCGCTTTCAGTAAATGAGGTAAGGGCTATGTTCGGACTTCCTCCAGTGGAAGGCGGCGACACGCGTTATGTATCGCTTAACTATGTAAACAGCAACTATGCTACAGATTACCAGATGGGCAAGCTTAAGGGTCTGATAAACGACGGCATACCCATAACGGGCGCGGACAAGTCAAAGGAGGGAAATAGCAATGGAGAAAAATAAGAGCGGCAAGGTCGGTGAACAGCGGTTTATGGAGCTTCGTGCTGCCGATGATGAAAAAATGATATTGGAGGGGTACGCTGTAGTTTTTGAAACGCCCGCCACTCACAGGCAAGGAAAATACAGCTTTACCGAGGTCATAAAGCGGGGCGCGCTTGACAGTACCGATATGAAAGACGTACCCCTAAGATACAACCACAACGACACATGGGCGATAATTGCCCGTACCCGCAATAACAGCTTACAACTTACCATTGATGATGTGGGATTGAAGATACGGGCGGAGCTTATTGACACCCAAAGCAACAGGGATATATACAAATCCATAAAGGCGGGACTGATAGATAAGATGTCCTTTGCGTTTACTGTTGCGGAGCGGGGCGACAAGTGGGAATACGGTGAAACCGACACCTACAGGGAGATAAGCAACATAGAAAAGCTTTACGACGTAAGTGTGGTGGACACACCATTTTACGATACAACAAGCGTTTATGCAAGGAGTATCGAGCTGCTGGAGAGCGGTCTTGATCGGCTGGAGAGCTTAAGCCTCAGAAAACGCAAATTACTTTTAGAAATGGAAATTGAGGAGGAATTGAACAATGACTATTGCAGAGATCAGGGCAAAGCTTAAAGAGCTGGAAGCCGAGCGGCGTTCACTTTTGGATAAGATCAGAGACGCGAAAACAGCCGAGGAGCTGAATGCTCTGGAGCTTGACAAGCGCAAGAACGCGCTTATTACGGCGGAATTCAGAAATCAGCTTGCCGAGGCTGAACAGTCGGAGCAGGCGGAGCAGGCGGAGAAGCCCGAACAGGCGGAGCAGGTAGATCCCGCATCCATCAGAAGCGACGGTGAGGAAACCGAAACAAGAAGCCTTAAACCCCTTACAAGTGTTATAAAGACAGGAGGTGCGGCGCGTAAGGACGCGGCTGATGATGCGGACGATATAGCCTACAGAAAGGCTTTCCGCGACTTTGCACTGCGCAAGGTACCTATTCCTGCGGAGCTTCGGGCAGACAAGGTAACAAGCACTTCGGACGTGTCGGCAGTCATTCCCAAAACCGTGGTTGATCGCATTCTGGAGGAGCTGGAGCTTACGGGCATGATACTGCCCCTTATTACTCGGACGTACTACAACGGATTTGTCAGCATTCCCGTATCAAACGTCCGTCCTACAGCTACCTGGGTAAACGAGGGAGCGGGTTCGGACAAGCAGAAAAAGACGGTCAACACCACTATCGACTTTAAGGCGTTTAAGCTTCGCTGTGCTATATCCATGACGTTGGAAACAAGCGTAATGAGCCTTGCAATTTTTGAAACTACCTTTGTCCGTCAGGTAGTGGAGGCTATGAAAAAGGCTATTGAAACTGCCATAATCAGCGGTGAGGGCGAGGGGTCGCGTCAGCCTAAGGGTATTCTTAAAGAAACGCCCCCGACGGGACAGGCTCTTAAAGCTGACAAGCCGTCCTATCAGCTCCTTACAAACGCGGAGGCGGCTGTTCCCGCGGCGTATGAAAACGGCGTTATGTGGTGCATGACCAAAAAGACCTTTATGGCGTTTATTGGAATGACAGACGCAAGCGGTCAGCCTATAGCGCGGGTAAACGCAGGTTTTAACGGTCGTCCCGAGCGGACGCTTCTGGGGCGGGGCGTTGTCATTACCGACTATATGGAGAGCTATTCTCCGAGCCTTAAAGACGGCACGGTGTTTGCGTTCCTGTTTAATTTCAAGGACTATGTTCTTAACACCAATATGGAGATACGCACAAAGTGGTATGAGGACAACGAAAACGAAGATCAGATATTTAAGGCGGTAATGCTTGCTGACGGCAAGGTAGTAACCAAAAACAGCCTTGTCACTATTGCCAAAGCTACGGCAGGCGCGTGATAACGGGAGGGGAAAAGGGTGCTTATAAGCGATGAATATGCCGCAGAGATAATGCGGGACCTTGACTACACAGAGGCAGACCCCGACCTTATCCGAACGGTAAAGAACCGCGCCGCCGCTGTGATAGGCTATCTACGGAACGGAGGCGCAAGGCTTGACCTTGAAAATCTTAGTCCCGACGAGCTTTATGTTATTGCCATAGGCGTGAACGACCTGTCAAACAACGCGGCGGGCTGTACATCTTTTTCCCCGACCTTTAACACTCTTGCAATGCAGCTTTGCGCAAAGGGCGATGCCGAGACGCAGAAAGAAGCGGGTGAAAATGGCTAAACCGCGAATGAGGTTCATTCTCCCGGTGTACATGGTGACCGGGAGCAGGAACAACAGGCAGAAGCGTAAAATACTTGCCGCTCCCGGGACTATCAGGCAGGACGAATTTTTTCTCGCAAAGCGTGAGGGGCTTAAACCAAAGCTTATGATATACGTTCACACCCGCGACCATAAGGGCGAGGAGCTTGTAGAGGTGGACGACGTTATCATGTCGGTGTATAGGACTTACGTTAATCCCGAAACGGGGATAACGGAGCTTTATCTTACGAAAAAGCAGGGTGAGCAGAATGGCTGACGTTACCAATATACAGGACGCTTTAAAGCGGCTTATGGGGCAGTATAAGCTTATACTTTCCCCCGCGGTAGCAAAGGCTCTTGTAAAACAGACCAACAAGACGGCAAAGGAAGAAGCGGAGGCTATCTCACAGGACGCGCCCCGCCGTAAAAGTTCAGGGAACAAGAGCTATGTGGACGGTTTTACGATACGCAGGGCAAGCACTGTCGGCAGTCTTAGCGACATTGAAGCCATTGTGTATAACAATAAAAAAGCCAATCTGACGCATTTGCTGGAATACGGTCACGACATTAAGGACGCTGACGGGGTAATTCTCGGACACGCCCCCGCTTACCCCCACATAAAGCCCAACGAGGATAAGTTCAACAAAATTTATGTTGACACTATCGAAACCTTATTAAAACGCTATATGGGAGGGTGAATATGAAGCTCAGCGATATAAAAAACATGATCGAAAAGGGCGGCATTCCCTGCGATACGTGGTATATAAGGCGGGATATACTCCCTTATGCGGTTGTTGCAAAACCGGGCAGCGGAAATATAACCAACGCCGATAACGGTATGTGGTATACTCCGATGAGGATAATGGCATTTCTTTTCATCGCCACGGACGATGAGGAAACGGAGTACAAGATGGACGAAATCCTGAACGACAATAAAATCAATTTCACCTACGAAATGTACTATATAACGGAAGATAATGTATGCTGTAAGGTTTACAGCTTTGAAGTTGAGGAGGATTAATATGGCTAATAAAATTGAATTTGGCTTGAGTAACGCGCATTATGCAGTTATTACAGGTTATGATGAAAAAACGAAAGAATATACATACGGCACGGTAAAGCCTTTGCCCGGCGCGGTAAGTCTTACTATGGACGCAGAGGGTGATAAAAGCACGGAATACGCAGACAATATCCCATGGTACACTGCACAGACAAATGCGGGCTACAGCGGCAGTCTTGAACTTAAAACAATACCCGATGATTTCAGAAAAGACATACTCGGTGAGGAGGAAAACGCTGACGGTGTAATGATAGAGAGCGCCGATGCCCAAGGCAAGGAGTTTGCATTTATGTTCCAGATAGAGGGCAGCGAAAAGCCTAAAAGGGGCATTCTGTGGCGTTGTTCGGCGGGACGTCCGTCAATTGATAGCAAGACCAAAGAGGACAAGACCGAATCTAATACCCTTAAGATTGATATTACCGCTATGGCAAGGGAAAACGACCACAGAGTCAAGGGCTGTAAGACATTGTCCGAAAAAGGTACCGATGTATATGAAAACTGGTTCAAACAGGTATATGAGCCTAATGCAGTAGCTGAAAGCGGCGGCGAGGCCGCATAAAATCATGGAATTAAGGTGAGCGGGTATGAAGATAAGGCACGGCTTATCAGATTGTTATTACTGTACCGAAAACGGTACACCGAAAAAACTGCCCGGGGCAGTCCGTCTGGAACTGTCAGGCAGTGTTGATACAAGTATAGTTGGGACTTTCAACATTCCCGCCCGGCTTAAGTCCGCAAAAAATATCGGCTACACGGGAAAGCTGGAGCTTTCGCTTTTGCCGGAGGAATTTTGCGTGGATATTTTCGGCTGGACACTCTCGAACGGTGTTCTTACCGAGGTCTTTACGGACAGTCCGCCCGTGCCCTTTCAGCTTTTATGGCAGGTAAAGGGTACAGGCGAAAGGTTCGTTTTATTCTGCTGTTTTGCTTTGAAGCCGGATATATCCGACCAGACGGACGGCAAATCGGCTCAGACCGCAACGGCGGCTATAAAGCTTTACGCATATTATGACGAAAACGGGCGCATTAAATCAAACACCACGGCGGGTACGAGCAAGAGCGTTTATGACGGGTGGTTTGAAACACGTCATTGATTAAAGAGGTATATATGGAAAAAACAATAACCATAAGCGGCAGGGACGTTAATTTCAAGCTTACGGGCGGAACGCTCTGCATCTACAAGCAGCAGTTCGGCAGGGAGTATTACGACGATGTTTGCGAAATAAAAACAATGCCCGCTGACGGCTGTCCGGAGATTGAAATATATAAAAGGAAATACGCGGCAGGGTTCCGTCTTATATGGGCGATGGCAAAGACCGCTGATCCATCTTTGCCCGACCCTGACAGGTGGCTCAAAAGCTTTAAGAAATTTCCCACGGTGGAAATCCTAAACGAGCTTTCTGTTTTGTTTCCATCAGACGGGGAAGGCGACGGTGACGGCGGCGATTTTACAAGCGAATCGCTTATTGCCTGTGCCGCTGCCTGCGGGTTTACCAAAGCCGACGTTTACGAACTGTCTTTGGATTTCCTTGTGAACTGCATAAGTGAGGCGGTTGACCTTAAAAGCGGCAAGGAAAAGGACAGGGTAAGAAAAGCCACACAGCAGGATATAAATAATTTCTGGGGTTGATAATTTGAGCAGCAGAAAAATAAAGGGAATTATTGTCAAGCTGGGTCTTGACACAAAAGAGGTCACAAAGGGTCTTGACGAAATTGACAAGGCAATGTCTAAAAGCTCCCGTGAGCTTAAGGAGATAGACAAGGCTTTGAAGCTCGACCCCAAAAACACGGTGCTGCTTGCACAAAAGCAGCAGGTGTTGACGGAAATGCTGGAGAAGTCCTGCAAGAAAATGGCGGAGCTGGAGGCTTTGCGGTCGAAAATGGATAAAGCCGCCGCCAATAACGCGGGGTGGGAGGCGGCATACAAGCCCCTTGGGGAGCAGATAGACAAGGTACAAATAAAGCTTTCAAAGCTTGAAGCCAAAAAAGAGGAAACGGACAAAAAGCTTGCAAGCGGGGAAATTTCGCAGGAGGCGTATGACAAGTATCAAAACGAGCTTAAAGAAACACGCGACAAAATGCAGGAGCTTATACAGAAAAAAAGTGAGCTTGAAAAGAAGTTTGAGGACGGGCATATCTCGGCGGAAGAATACCGTACATACCGCCGTGAGTTGGAGCAGACAAGCACAGAAATGCAGCGGCTTCAAACACAGTCCATGCTTCTTGACAGCTCTACTAATCGTTCATCAGCAGAGTTCCGCCGTGCTGTAGAAAGCACAGATGAATACAAGCAGGCTATGTCAAGGCTTTCCGAAAGCAGCAGCGAGGCTAAAGAGAAGATAGGCGAGCTTATTAATTTTGCGCTGAAGCTGGGCGGTGCGCTTGCAACGGCGGCTGTGGGAGCGGCGACGGCGGCAGTCAATGTAGTAGGTTCACAGTTTGACGCGTCCATGTCCTCGGTACAGGCTTTGTCGAGGACATCAGGCGCGGAACTTGATTCCCTGCGTGAAAAGGCTATGGAGATGGGCGCGTCCACCTCAAAAACAGCCTCTGAGGCGGCTGACGCGTTAGGCTATATGGCTTTGGCAGGCTGGGATACACAAAAGATGTTAAGCGGCATTAATCCTATGCTAAAAGCCTCCGAAGCGGGGACTATGGATCTTGCAACCTGTTCCGACCTTGTTACCGACTCCATGTCCTCAATGGGCGTTGCGGTGGAAGACTTAACACGTTATCTTGATATTTGTGCGCAGGCTCAGAGAAGTTCCAACACGTCACTCCAACAGCTTCTTGAAGCTTATGTTGTTGCTGGCGGTTCGTTCAGAAACTTCAATACCTCCATGGAGGAAAGTGCCACAATTTTGGGAATACTTGCCAACAGGGGTAAAAAAGGCTCGGAGGCGGGCAATAATCTTAACAGTGTGCTTATAAATCTGATAGGCGCGTCCGGGCAGTCTTCGGAAGCACTGGAAATGCTGGGCGTTTCCGCTTACGATTCGAACGGAAAATTTATCGGCATTACTAATACCATTCGGCTTGTTTCTGATAAACTTGCGGGGCTTGACGACCAACAGCGGGATTTCTTTATCGCCAAAATCGGCGGCAAGACACAGTATGATACATTGCAGGCTCTGATTTCGGGCGTAAATGAGGAATATGACACGCTTCTCGGAAAAATTACCGACAGCAACGGCGCTCTTGAAGAGACGGCGGCAATCATGCGGGACAACCTCAAAGGCGACGTTACAACCCTTACGTCCGCATTACAGGACGCGGGCATACAGGTTAACGACCATTTTACAGCGGCGTTTCGTGACGCGGCGCAGGAGGTCACCGGGATAGTAAGAGAGCTTTCCGCCGAATTTAAGGACGGGGAGCTTGGGGACAGTCTTGAAAAGATAGCGGCGGCTTTCGGAAAGGCTATCAAAGCTATTGCGGAGTTTGCGGCGAGTAAGGCTATCCCCGCGACCGTTAATTTCTTTGAATTTATCGCGGATCATGGTGACGGAGTAATTTCCATTATTACGGGCATTGGCGCGGCGTTTGCTTCGTGGAAAATTTTAGGCGCGGTAACGGCGGCGCAAAAGGCGGTTACGGACTTTCGGGCGGCGGTAGCGGCGGGTTCAACGGCAACGCAGGCTTTGGGTACTGTTGCTGCGGGAAGCGCAAGCGGAATGGCTATTTTGGGTGCGGGTGCAATAGCAGTCACGGCTGCTGTCAGTAAATATGTCGCTTCAAAAATAGACGCGGCAAGCGAGGAACTGCGGCACCGCAACAGGCTTGACGAAACAACGCAGGCATTATACGACCAAGCTAAAGCATACGCCGAAGTTGTAGAAATTGCGGAGGAAAACTGTCAGGAAGCAGATGACGCGGCAGTAAAAAGTCAGCACTGGTGGGAACAGGTTCAAAAGCTTGCCAACGAAAACGGACGGGCAAAGGGCTCTGCGGGTGAACTCCAACACGCCGTTGAGGAGCTTAACAAGGCTTCGGGAATGAATATCGAAGTTATTGACGGTCAGATACAGGGTTATGCCGATTTGTGCAATTCCATGGACGATTATATTGAGCGCACAAGGCGCGAGGCAAAATTATCTTTTTTGCATGACAGCTACGGTGAAGCGATAACGAATATTGACGAAGCAAAAAAACAAGCCGATGAAGCATACAAAGAATTAACGGATGCAAATGCGGATTATTTGGAGAAACGTGATAAATACAATGCATTATCTGCACAGGGAGCTTCGTCAGCAGATCCTTTATTTATGCAAGCAGCAGAGGAATATGATGAAGCAGAAGAACGTTTCAGCAAGGCAAGCGTACAGTATGCAGCTCTTTCAGAGACTTATCAAAATTATTCAAAAATAAAAGAAGAATATGAAAATATTGCAAGGGGTCCCTCCAAATCCAAAGAGGAAGCCACAAAGGAAGCTGCTGCAATTGACGGTGAACGCCTTGCGGAGATAAACCGGCAAAATGCCGAGCTTGCCAAAAAAGGCGTTAAGCAGACCTATGACGAGCTGGAGGCAAGCCTTGCGGACCTTGACGACAAGCTTGCAATTCACGCGATGGACGAAAACACCTATTGGGCTGAAAAGAAAAAATTGCTTGAAGAAAGCCCTTACGAGGACGACACTAATTGGTGGAAAGAATATGATAAGGTCACCGCGTATTATGATAAGCTTGCCGAAACGGAGAAAAAAGCCCGGGAGGACGAATTAAAGGCGCAGGAGGACGCCGCCAAAGAACAGCAGACGGCTCTTGAAAAGTCTGTTGGCGACCGGATAGACACACTTAAACTGCGTAATAAGACCGATAACAGCTACACAAAGGATATGCTGTATAAGGACATGGAGCTTATCATCTCCGGGCTTGATAAGCAGTCGGACGTGTATAAAAATTATTATGCGGAAATTTTAGAGGGACGGAAGCAGCTGTCCGACGATATGACAAAACAGACCATTGATGGTGTACAGGCGGAAATACAGGCATTGCAGTCTGAATACAGCACAGAACTCGGCAAGATAACGGCAGAGCAGAACAGCTATAAAAATAAGCTGCTGGGCATGGTTGACCTGTATACAAACAACATTAAGACCGACAGCGAAGGCAATAAGTCCGGGAGCTTTATTCTGGAAGACATTGACGCTATAGACAGGGCAATTGACAAATACGACAGCAAAATGAACGCTCTTGAAAAGCGGGGAGCGGGTAAGAATCTTATTAACTTTGTGCATGGGCTTTCCGGGGACGATGAAGAGCATTTTACCAAAATGCTTCAAGGTATGTCAAGTGCGGAGCTTAAGGCATATTCCGACAAGTACGACAACATAATGGACAAGATAAACGAAAAAGCGGAAGCTAAGTATCAGCCGCAGATAGACGCGATAAACAACGGCTTTATTGAAAAGGTCCGTGCAAAGATGAAAGAGCTTTCCGGAGAAATGTCGGAGGTGGGTTTGCAGGCTATCGACGGATTTATCGCGGGCTTTACAGGGGACAGCGGTAAGCTTATCGAGGCGGTTTCGGCAAAGTGTACGGAAGTTCTTGACGGCTTTAAAAACGGGCTTGATATCCATTCACCCTCAAAAGAAACGGCTCAGTTGGGTGAATATACGGCAGTGGGATTTTTAGACGGACTTTCCGAGATATCGGGAGCGGGCGCAGCGGAACAATTTGCGGACGATTTTATAGCCAAAATGGCAGAAAAGGACCCGGAACTAAGAGAAGCCCTGAACAACGCGTTTACGGGAAATATGGCGGCTGTGGCTTCCGAAATGAACGCTGCCGCAGGAAAAGCATTGAGCGGTATCACGTCAAATATGCCCGATCTGAATTTGCCGGACATTTCGGCGATTAAGCTTAAAGGGAACAGCGGTGAAACAGAGGGAACAAAGCAAGACAGCAGCAACAGAGTCACTGCCTTTATTGAAAGCATTTCAGAGAGATTAGACGAAGCGGTAAATCTGCTGACGATCATTGCGGGGCTTTTAAACAGGGAGCAGGTCATAAGGCTTGAATCGCATGACAATATCGTTTTGCAGCTTGACGGCGAAACTGTAGCAAAAGTAGTAAGCAAAATGCAAAAGGAACATAAAAGGAGGGCGGACGAATGATAAAGTTTATATTAGGCGGCATTGATGTTTCTGACAAGATCAACAGCTGTCAGTTCGGCAAAAACGAAGAAAGCGGCGGCAACGGATTTGTTTCGGTGACCGGAGAGACTGTCAGCGATGTTACAGCTGTCAAGCTGACTGTAACTGTGGAGCTTACGGAGCTTACCACCGTCGAAAGCGAGGAAATTATTAATATTCTGAACGGTTCGGATATTGATGTTGCCTGCGATTTTGAGAGCTATAACGGTGTATATGAACGGGATGGCGGCTACTCGTTCGGTTCAGTGCGAACCGACACAACGGGGATATGGTGGAAAATAAGTTTTACACTTTTCCGCTGTATTCCCAGAGGCGGCACGTCCGCCGACGGTCTTTAGCCTCGATCTTCAATTAAGCGGACAAAGCGTGATATCCCCATTCGGCAACCTGCGCTTTTCCCGTTCATCAAGCGGCTTCGGCACGTCTGGTGTAAGCACGGGACAGTTTGAATTTGATATTTACGATCAATACGGTCAGTACAGCACCGCGCTAATGGCAGGTATGCCCGTGCGGCTTGCGGAAAAAAATAACGTGTTTGCAC